CGCGAGCCGCCGTAGTAGGAGACACCTCGCCCTTTACGATCATCTCAGTGACCGCTGGCGACGCAGACGAAAGCGCCAGGATATCCTGTAGTTTCGACGGAGAGAAGCCTGTCTTGGCGCAGATCTCTTTTGAGGTCCATCCGAAGTCGAGAAGCTGACGCACCGGCCTTGCCATCTCGTGAGGGGTAAGTGGTTTGCCGCCATTACGGACAAGCATGGAAAAGATGTGTTCGGCGGGCGTGGCATGGCGATCCTCTACGCGCACCGGGACTCGTTTGATTTCCGCCCCCTCAGAAAGCGCCAGGTTGACCGCTGCTAAACGACAGTGACCGTCAGTGACTATGGGTACATCTCCGTCCATGCGCACCGTGAGGGGCTGTTTGACGCCAACCTCCTTGATACTGTCGGCCAGCTCCCTAATATGCTCACGAAGAGCCGGGGTATCGTCACGGACATTCCACCCAGGCTCCTCCCTGAGCAGTAGCGGGTTGATCCAGAACTCGTCCTTTCTGTCGGCAATACTCTTGATTCCAGCCATCGATTATTTGACCTCCTGTCCATGCAGTTTTCTGTGATGCTTGAAACAAAGCCGCCTGACCAACAGCGGAAACGAGTAGTCATCGTGGTGGGCCTCAGACTTGGTATCTCCGCACACCTCGCACGGCATCCTTATAACCCTGCCGTCCCTTACGGCGTTGCCAAGGATCTGGTTAGCCCTGTATCTGTCGCGGTGCAGAGTTCTGCGCCTTGCCTGATATTGGATTTTCTTTGCACGACGCTCCGGTATCTGCTGCCTATTGCGGTCATAGGCTTTGTGTTTTTCCGGATCATCTGCATAGTTCATTGCGGCATCCGCCCTGGTGCATTCCTTGCACTTATTGAGATGGCCGTCGGCCATTTTTGGGTGCTTATAAAAATCATCCAAATCTTTCTCACCACCACACTTGAAACATATCTTCATAAGTACCCGAAATGGTTATATATTCTAAAATGGGACATCTTCTCCGGTTCCGGTATATCCGTTCGGAGTCTCAGGTTCCCCACCGGCTGACTCGCCCTTGTCGTTGGCAAATTTGACAACCTCCATCTCGGCAAGGATGATCTCGACATTGTACCGCTCAACGTTAGCCTGGTCCTTCCATTTCTTGGTCTGGATCTTACCGGTAACGAGGATCTTATCTCCCTTATGCAGGATGTCGCCGCAGATCTCGGCAAGCTTACCCCAGGCTACGCACCGATGCCATTCAGTCTGCTCCTGCCGGTTACCCTCCTTGTCCTTATACCGCTCAGATGTAGCCATGGAGAAGTTACTGACGGCAGTGCCGCTTTGAGTGTAGCGAATCTCCGGATCTTGGCCAACGTTTCCCGACAAAATTACTTTGTTCATCTTACTCCTTTTTGTAACTGATTTTTGATATCAGTAAACGATTTTCAGAAGGTCTGTTTGACCAGTCGCCACCCTTACGATGACGGATCTTGCAGCACCCTCAGACACCCCGCACTCAAGCAGGAACTCCATTACCTTGATATTCACCTGACGCTTGCGGTCGATGCTCGGGTCAAGCGGTTGAATTATTCCACCGGGATTCCCGCCAATATCAGCCGCTGGTTTGGCACCGACGATCTTGGCTACCTCTTCGGCCACCTTCACCTTCATTTCCGCAGCCTGGACCCGGCTGTTCGCCTCATCGATCAGCCGCCTGGTATTGTTGTGCTCGATTGCAGCGTCCCAGTCGGCGAGATATTTCTCCTTCGCCAGGGCCTCTTGCTGCAGGCGCTCAGCTTCCGCCTTGTATGCGTTTACCGGGGTAAGAACTTCCTGGCGCAGCACCTCAAGGTAATCGCGAGCCTCCTTGCGCTTGTCGTCAGTTACCTTGATTGCCTTCTTCTGTCCAGCAACAAGGCTTTTGCCGAAGCCGTCGATCAACTCAGAGGTCTTGTTTATTTTTGTACCAAGCGCAGCAAGTTCTTTCCTCCCCCCTGGCGTGGTCGAGTCAATCGTGATGACGATAGAGTCGGTTCGCTTCCTGACCTCCGCAAGCACTGTGGGCAGGGTGGCAGGGTCGGTATATACCTTCGCCAGAGTTTGTTCGTTGAGGACCGCCACCAAGGAATTCTCGACTGCATCTGCTCTAACCTCATTCCCATCCATTTCATTCATCATTACCCCCTTTTATTGATAGTCAGTTACAATCAACCAACAGGCGGCAAGTAAGATTTGCTACCGTCTGCTGTGTATTTCAGTTATATCGAAACCAACTTCCTGCCATTGTTTTCGTCGTCAGCAATTTTAACTCCAGGGACAAACGTAATAGCCTCAGCGACAGAATAAGTCCCATCTATGTTGCGTTGCTGTGTGGTCACCTGAACAATACACCCGTGAGGCACCTCACATGCTTTTGTGCTTTTCATCCATCCTTCGTTTTCGCTTGATGCCTTGCAGAGAAGTCGAAACATGTCTCCGTTGCCGACTACCCTGATGTCTTTTACGTTTTGTCTTGCGCCAGATACGTCCGAATTGTGTAGTGTTTTCATGAGTTATTCCTTTTTTGTTATTTGGCTTTTTCAGCTAGTGCATCAAGCGTTGCGGCTATCTCGCTAAAGTCTCTCTCTACGTAAGCCATTGATTGGCCCAACGCTTCCCTTTGTTTGTTCTCTGATTTCATCCCTTCCATTCTTGCCACTTCTGCCATTGCTGAAATAAATATTTCAACCTGCCAATCAAGCATTTGTTTCTCCTTTGCTTTGGTTGATACTACTTTCTAATCAATTAGCCCTTTATCGTATACCCGCGTTCGAAAGCTATTTCAAGCTCACCTACCGAAGCGTCGAGGATCTTGCCGCCGTCGATAGAAACCATCACCAGTATCTGGCCCAATGGGCCATAGTGGAAATCGAGAGACATGTCGCGGTGACTTGCGACACCCGTGGCGCGAGAAACTGCGCGTGAAGCGATCTGATCTATTAGGAATTCTTGCCTGTTCATAATCCACCTCTCTGTCTAAGTATTCGGAGGGAAGCCCGCCGACCGGATCAAGTATTGTGGATACTCTTCTTACCTCCATCTTACACTATACAGCGTGGAGGTCAAGATAAAAATGCAATGGCAAACAAAAAAGGGTGCCCCAGATTAAGGCACCCTGTAAGGTGTTAATATATTTCACCACCCTGGATCTTAAACAACTTGGCATGGAACGTCCCGTTGCGGCCATAGTCAACAGTGGCAAAACCCTGTGACCAATTGTTGAGTGGGGCGTAGTCCATTGGTCCGCCCAGATATCCGACAGCGCCAACCCATAGCGTTGACCCGTCTATTCGTTTGAATATTTTTTCCTGCACCCTGTGATGGTGGCCAAAGATGCAATGGTCGAGGACATATTTGAACATGACGTTGGTGACGTAGTCAGCGTTTCCACCAGTAGGTTTCTCGTGCCCGTGGAGATACCAAAGTTTGCCGATAGAGAAGAAGTCCTTGCGGTATTCGATATCGAGGGCGCTAAGGTCCAGCTTATTGATCAACAGATCATCCACTAGGTCTGCTATTTCCACAGCGTTTTCCAGTACGTAGCGCTCAAGGTGGCTCTCGTGGTTACCCTCCTTGAAAATCATCTTAGCCTTCGGGTGTCGCTTGCGCAGATCGGTTAGGAATTCACGCCCCATTTTCAGCTCGCCCTTGATATCGTGCTTCCCTGTCTTCTTGGTGAATCTTGAGCACTTGTAAAAGTCCATCATGTCGCCGTCGATAACTATGGTGTCTGGCTTGTACTCATCAGCATAGCCGAGGGCTGCGTCAACAGCTATCTGGTCGTGAAAAGGGATGTGGATGTCGCAAATCAAAAACACCTTCTGACCAACGAATGAATTATCGTTCTGTACCTTCAGCTGAATTATATCCTTATGCTTCAAACCCCAGTCGTATAGACGAGCCTGTGCCGTACTACAGCCCATTGTCTCTCGTATCTTGTTGCGGGAAAATATTTCATCCCGCCTTCTGAATTCCCTGTCAAGGGCTATAAGGTGCTGCCATTGGCCTCTATCCATTTGTCTTCCCCCGAAATTGTTTTATAAACGCTGCAGCGGACGAGTTGTTGTCGTCATACGGGAAACCGAGACACTGCTCTGCGGCATACCTATGACATACCGCTTCGGCGATGTCGTGGAATCTGCCAAGGAACACCTGCTTGCCATGGATGGCTATTTGCGCCTGCCATCTCCCCCGGCTTCTGCATATTCCACAGACCCCAGTAGTGTTGTTGCTGTTGAGGCTTCTGTTTCTCTGCTGCTGCTGGTGTGTCACAACCCGCAAATTTTTACGCCAATTATGATGCCTAATTCTGTCTTCATGGTCAACGGTGTCACAGTTATCAATATAACCATCGGTATATATTATAGCTAGTCGATGCGCACCATACATATAACCATCTATTTTCACAACAACATATCCATCGCTATTAACACAACCTGCGACTTCACCAACGGTAGCGCCGTGAACATACTTTCTCCACGTGAACAAGCCAGTGTTCATGTCGTAACAAAGTAGCTCCCTCAACCTGTCTTGCGTTATCATTTCATCCTTGATACAAGCTCGTCAAGCTCGCGACAGAAACAAATTAGTTCGTGGCGTAATTTCGAGATAAGAATCTCATCTCTGGGTATTCTCAGGATTAATGGCACCTCGCTCTCGTGGTATGAGATGAAGTACCACCACGGCCTGCCGGTCACCAACATGCAGCCCTGGACCTGCAGAAGATACTTCGAGGGAAGGACGCCACGGCGCAGGTATTCAATATGGGTCTTTTGCTCGGGAGATTTGGCCTCGCATCCTCCTTCCTGGCCGATAAGACCATCGGGGGAACAGCCGTAGAGCCGGTCATCAGACAGACAGAATCCGACAGGGGTAATCTCCACATCCTCCACCATGGAGAGCACGGCCAGCGCCTTAGGCTCATTGCGAATGCCGTCAGACATGGGGTTGGACACGAAGGCCTCCTGCATCTGCCCGGTTATGCGCTCCTGGGCGAGGATCTTCATGTAGCCGTCACGCTGACCGCTCCTCGCCCCCTTGGTTGTCATGATATGAGAGAACTTCGAGGCGGTGGGCCTCCCTACCCTCGCCTCGTACCATTCCGGGGTCCGTTGATCACAGTCGATTATGATCATTTTTTCTGCCCCTCTTTGAATTCCTTGTAAGCCTTGCATTCGCCTGAGCAGGTAGCCGCCGAGCACATTTCCCCGGAGAGCATGAGGCCTGGAACTTGCGGGCACTCGAAGGTTGCGACCGCTGGCTTCTCCTCGACCTTAGTTTCGGTCTTGGTTTCCGGCTTTTTCCCGGCCATCTCCTTCTCTTTCTTCTTCTTTTTGATAGCGATCTGCTTCATCAGACCGGCTACATTCTTCGCCTCGATCTCGCTAAGCTCTTTGACGCCAGCCAGGTCTTTGAATTTGATCATATCCGCGCCGCTATCAACCAGCTCCTTCTTCATCGTTTCGAGCTGGGAGGCACTGATAAACACCTTCTTGTCCTCAGGTTTTTCGCCTTCGACTTCTCTGTACTTGGAACCGTCCCATAGTCCAGCATAGACGTCAGCAGCGACACCGAGCATCTTCATAGCTACCGACAGGGCGTCGGTAATAGCCATCTTGAAAGCCTCGTCGGAGGAGTAGAGTCCATTGGTTTCTTTCGCCGTGAACATGGAGCCACCAAGGCCCGGTATCGGTTCAGACCACACACCGTCAAGCTTGTACAGAAGCTCGATAGTGGCGAACGCGCACACTTGACCATCGACCGCAGCTTCAAGCCACTTTTCGGTAACCCTGTACTTCCAGCCGAAGCCGCACGGCCCAAAGGTTTGCGTCATGGCCATGTAGCGCCACTGGGGGTTGATGTCGGTCTTGCCCTTCAGCCTGCCAGCCTGAATCGGGCGCAGGAATTGACCTGGGGGCTTCTCGACGCTATTCCATACCCTCATGTTTTTGTCAACGCTTTCTTCTTTTTCCGCCATGGATGTCTCCTTTGATTGGTATGAGTCCGTTCTCATACATTATTTCCTGGGTACGAAACACACCTTCGTGATGCATAATCAGCAGCTCTTCACGGGTGAATCCCGGATGGCCATGATGTAAAACATTATGACACGACGAGCAACAATATGCAATAAAAAAATCAAGTCTTTTTGTCCCGACGCCACCGCCGTCAAGATGCGCCGGTACGGTAGTCTCGGGGTTGAAATTACACACCCCTGGAATCCTAACCTGGCACATCTGCCCCTTGGCGCTGTCGGTTAATTTACTCATCAGAACACGAACGATACCAGGCCAGTGGCGATACAGGCGACAATTACCAGGAGTGTCCAGCCGATGTCGGCCCATCCGTAAATCCCAAACTCAGCAAGCTTTTTCATCTTCCCTCCTTCTCTGCCTGTTCCAGCATAGCGTTCCACATCTCGTCCTCGTTTGGCTCGGGAATGTAAAGGCTCAGGAACTCCGCAGCAAACTGTATGATCTGCCGGTAATAGGCTATGAACTCCTTGGTTGACAGTGAAGTTGTTGACTTCACGGTGGGGATCGGCCCCTTGTCATAGGACTTCAAGAACTTATCTTTAAAGAAGGCGTGGATTGATTCCTTCTCCTGCCCGGTAAACTCGGAGATCATCTTATATGGTCCGCCGAACAGATAGCTATTCTGCTGGATCGATCTCTTCTTCTTTTTTGGACCGACAGTCATGGTCACTTCAGTTCCCTCGAAAATCTTCAACGCAGTCGTCCAGTTATACCGATTACTCGGCACGAAAGCGCCATCCTGGATACCACCATCAACTTGTACGTCACGTTTTCCCATAGGGTCACCTCACTTTTCCTACAATATACCGGGCAGGAAAGATTGTGTCAAGATAAAAATAACCGTTGACATTTTTTTTTATTGGTGGTAAGATTCCATCAAATACTTAAGCGATTGGAGATAGATATGATAGACCATTCTGAATTACGTAAGCTGGTAAAGTATAGTAAAATCACCGGATTATTCACGTGGAAAAAAGCCAGGCCTGGTGTCGGCGTCGGCGAGCAATGTGGCCACGTGGACAAGGACGGCTATGTCCGCATACGGCTGGCTGGGCGAAAATACTACGCTCAAGTCCTGGCGTGGTTCTACGTTACGGGCGAATGGCCAACTGGCCAAGTCGATCACCGCGACAGGGTGCGGACCAATAACAAATGGAGAAACCTACGGGATGTTGAGCCAGTCGTCAACGCCAATAATCGAGGGAAGTTCTCGACCAACACGTCGGGAGTTTCCGGCATTGATCGTTCCAGGGGCAAATGGAGGGTTCGAATCACGG